CTTCCAACGTACACGTAGATACCTAAAGTCTGTAAGAGTTGACTGTAGTGTACCAATGATTGTTGCTTTGCGTACTTTTTCTTTTAATGTTTCTAACGTGTCATCTGCTCGTACAACTACTTCTGACAAGTTACAAAACTCGTTGCTTCGTAGAATAATCTCAGAACAAGGGTTAGTACCGAAATCCTGTTCGTGATCTCTACGTCCATTACGTGCTGCAATCTTCTGTGCCGCTACACGACTGAACAATCCACGCTCACCAGACTTAGACTCATATAGATTCTTCATCTCTTGTAGGAACGCTTCAAAGTCAGGCTTCTCTGTGTATGCTACAGAATTATTTGCTAGACGACGTTGTCCTTGATCTACCCACCACTGACCTGACTTAGCTTTTGACATACGTTGGTCTGACAGATTAGACAAACTAATCAGAGCAGATCTACGAACACCACCAACTACTACAATATCAGCAATCTTACAGCAGACATCGTGACACTCAATACTTGTGAGTTTACGTCCTTTTGCTTTCTGGAATATCTCTACACAGAAACGGAATAGATCTTGTAAAGGCTCTGGGCCACTTGCTCGACCACCAAAAGTCTTAAGTCTAGCACCGGCTGGACGTACTCGGCTCATGTCCCACTGAGGTAATTTACCTGCATAGAGCATAGCAATCAACTCTCGGAAAGCACTCGCCCATCCTAGCTTACTATCACTTACTACAATTGTAGAGCTTGTTTTGTGGAATGTTTCTGCTACTTCTGGTAGTTTCGCAATAAAGTTACGCTCTACACTGAAGCCAACACCTGTTCCACACATTAATACATACATTAGCTCGTCAAAAGCTCGTGGATGGTCAATATGTAAATAACTACAGTTAAAACCTGCTACGTTATCACGCTTCAAGGCTTCACCTGCTGTCATCATACAACGCATACTAGGCATTACTTCCAGAGCATGAATGGCATCCCAGATCTCTTGAGCATCCTCACCTTCTATCTGCTCTCTTTCCTTGAAGAAGTCAACGTAACGACTTACTGTCTCGTCCCATGTTTCCCTGCGCCCTTCGCTTTCTAACCAGCGAGCATAGCGACTTTTATGAATAAAACTTTGATATTGATCCATTAGATCATTCTCTCCTCAATATTGGACACATTGTCCTTGCCTATTGCGTCATCGCAATATGTTACTAAATCCATCAACTCGTAGTTCTTTAAAAGTACATCTGCGTTTTCATTCAATTCTTGTATGTACTTGTATTTTCCACTAATAGGTATACAATCATAAATTGACATGGCATCGCCATACTGTTCTATAAGTTGTTGTGCTCGTTTTGGGCCGATTCCATTGATGCCAGGGACATTATCCCCTTTATCTCCAGTTAAACACTTGAAAGATATGTATTCTTCAGGTTTAACTTCGTAATGTTCGTGCCAGTTATCTATAGTTACCTCTTTTCGAGTAACGTAAGAAAATCTACTTACACCGTCCTGAATCAATAAGTCCCAGTCTCGGTCACTAGATACTAACCAGATATTCTCTAATCCGTAATCTTTCTTTCGCTTTACAAGGTGGGCAGCAAGATCATCTGCCTCTACACCTTTGTATCGAAGAACGTCATAGCTTTCTGATAGTAGTTCTAGTGTTTCTTCGTACTCTTCAAAGAAGTCTATAAATGCTTGCTTTTCTTCTTCAGTTTGTTCAGCGTACTTATCTTTTCGATTCTGTTTGTAATCTGGTAGTATCTCTTTTCGATAACTCGATGATCCCCAATCTGCTGTGATAATAACTTTACCACAATTGTAGGATGTTGCTAGAGATTTTACTGTTTCTACATACTGCTCACGAAAATCTGTTCTGCCTTGATGTTTCCAACGAAAAGCTAAGTTTAATGCGTCTACTACTAGCGTTCCATCTTGGTTACGCTCGTTAAAATTAAAAGCCACCTATAAACTCCACTTCTTCATGTTGTAACCAATCTTCCGCAAGTAGTATGTAGCACTCAAGAAAACGAATATACATATATTCTATAGTATTCTCTGGCTTCTCTGCTGTTACTACAAATACCTTAGATCGGTCATATTTAAAAAATAAAAGAGGCTTTTGATCGCCACCTTTCGCCTGTATTATAATCTTTTTCCACCAATTAATAATGTTATTCGTACGTCTCGCTGTGAATATCTTATCTGTCAGTGGTGAATCTTTATAATTTTTCACCTCTATACAATAATGATTTCTCTGATTGGGGACATATAAGTCCCCTTTCAGATACTCAAGAGCACCAGAGGCGGGTACTCTTTCAAACTTCAGTCCGGTCGCTTGGCGTAACATATCCCGTACTAGGTACTCGCCTCTCGCTCCCTTCGCTCTCGAATCTACCATCCTTTTCCTCTTTCTTTTTTGGCTCTAAGCCTATTGCTTCACGATGGTTCTGATGCATCCACCATATTCTTCTACGTCCTGCGCTCATACTATTCCAATCCGCTGATGTTTCCATCCTTGACTACTTCGATCTTTTCTAGTAATGGATGCGACCACCCATGTGATACTAAGTATGTATTCAGATCTTCTCGAAGTAGAACTTCCACTAATCGTTCTTTACCAACATCATCAAGAACACTAATTACCTCATCTAAGAATAATATGTTGATTTTAGACTTAGAAATACTACTCATTAGCTTACGAATTGCTATCAGAGTAGCAGTGTTTACCCTAGCTAATTCACCCGAAGATAGGGCTAGAATGTCTACAATATTACCATTATCGGTAATCTGCACATTCAATTTGTCGTTTGATACAACAAACTCTAGTGTAAATCGACCATCAGAAAGTTCAGCCAAGTATGTATTAGCCAATTCTTCTAACTCTCCAACCAGGTTTTCTATCTTATACGCAAGTAGTCCATTAGTACTAAAAGACTTTTTCAGAATATCCAACTCAGTCTCGAGTTTTTGATTTCCTGTAAGTTTACCTTCGTACTCTGTCTGTTGCTGTAGGAACTCATCTGTTTGTTCCTGTATAACTTGTATACGGGTGTTTAGCTTTGTTCTTCGCTCGTTTTCTGCTGCGTTTTCTGCCAATTGCTTTTTCGCTTCTTGAAGTCTGCTTTGAACAGAGGCCAGCTCTGTTTCAAGCTCTCCTTTGTCCAAGAGGCGTGTAGGCAGAGATTGGTCGTGTGCGTGGTACAACTCTTCCCAATCTTTTTGAGCTTTTCTGTTACGTTCGACTTCGACATTATTGGCTTTAATTTTGACAATTTGTTGTTGAAGATCTGTAAGTCTTCCCTTAGCGTCTTCATACTTTGCCTCCTCCGTTGCCTTCATTGCTTTCTCAACAGAACTGTCGATGGGTTGCTCACAAGTGGGACAAGTATCCCGAATATCCCCTAATTGTTTTAGAGTCCGTTGAGCACCCGCAGCGACTGCTTTTACAGAGCCAAGCTCAGATTGCAACTCATCATAAGATTCTATCTGTGTTGCAGTCGATGAACTAATTGCCTGTAAATCTATTTGATCGAGCAAGGTTTTGTATTGATTGTTTTGTTGGATTTTTTTATTTTTTTCCGAAATATTTTCAATTTCTACCATGAGAGAACTTAAAGCCTTCTCGTCTTTAGATGTATCAATTTCTAAATCCAACATGGGTAGTATGGATGTATCATCCAATTTATTTGTTTCTAACCATCTTTCGACAGTTGCAAGTTTCCCTGCTATCGTAGTTGACGTATTCGTTACTTCTCGTGAAGCACTTTTAAACACTTCAAACAATTCAACATACTTTTCTAGGTGTAACAAGTCAATAAGAAACTTCTTACGATTTGCATCTGTAGCAGTTAGAAACTGTAAACTCGCATTAGTATTTTGGTATACTAATTGCGAAAAGGTTTTAAAGTCAACTCCAAGTATTTCCTGCAAGGTTTTGTACGTATTCGTAGCTGTGTGGCTAGATATATCCGCACCGTTCTTTTCTAGTTTGACTTTGATATTTGTTTTACGATTAATTGTAATCTCATACCTATCTGTATCTTTCTTGAAAGACAGGTATATGTTGTAACCATTATTCACATAACGATTCGGGATGTCTGCTTTTTTGATACCCTTAGAGTTCTTATTGTACAATGCTTCCTCAATGATTAACGGGATGGAAGACTTCCCCATCCCGTTAGTACCAAGAATCTGTGTAACAGTGCTACCGTCTAAGTGTAATTCATTACCAGAACCATAACTAAAGCAGTTATCCCATCTCAATGTTTGTAGTGTAATCATTGTATGTTCCTATGATGTCTGGTATTTTATCAGGGTGTATTTCTAGTATGTAAGTTAGATACTCTACTAGCTCTTCTTGTACGGACATATCTTTATCCATGATAAGAGATGCCTCTGATTTTCGTTTTACTACTTTCTTATCTAGCAACTCTGAGTTTTTGACTCCTGCTAGATCCTGTATATCGCCTTCTACTTCATAGATTGTGTGATCGTAAGTTGTTGGAATCATCTCATCTTCACTACTAACGGTCTTTCTTATTAGCTGTGGAAGTCTGAACTCTTCCCAAAACCAATCCCAAGTCTTTTCATTGATAAGCAAATAGCCTGTCTTAACTGGGTTTCTATGAAACGAAGTAGTCATAGGACTACCTGGGTATACAATGTTTCTTTGTGTATTACTATGACTGTGTAAGTCTCCTGCGAATACGACAGGGAAATCTTCTAGCAGGTCTAGGTCGATTTCTGGTTTAACGTGTGGTGGAATCTCTCCTCGGACATGGGTGAACAAGGGCTGACTCTTATCAAAGTGATCTATCGCACCTTTTCTGTGCAGATCAGCGTAGGGTAGTATGCCGTAGCCTAGATCGTTATCTACATACGATATGTCTACTATATTTATAAGAGGGTTAATATCTCTTGATACTTGTTTAAGCTGTGTAAAGAACGTCTTGTTCTTCTTTGTAGCTTCATGGTTCCCGTCATAAATAATAGTTGGAATCTTTACTCCACGAATAAACTTGAAGTAAAGTTCCAACTCTTCCATATTCGGTAGACGATCAAAGAGATCGCCACCGATTATGTGCATATTACACTCTTTCTCTAACTCATAAATTTGGTTAAAGAACTCTTGATAGCGACCTAAAGCCCAGGTGACTGGGACATTCTTTTGTCCCAGCTTAATGTGCCAGTCTGCTGTAAAGAGAATCATCCTACATTGAACTCCGCTTCTAGAGCTTCGTCATCAGTTTCATCACCGTGGTTACGAACTCGATCAAGCAACTCTTTCTGTGCGTCAGGAGTAGGACGGGTCATTACGTCATCCATAGACTTTAGATCAGCAATAGCTTCACGCTCTTCTTCAGTGAGAGGGCGAGGCTTGCACTTAAGTGCTTGTAGCTGATATTCTACGTTATAAGGTAGAGGGCCAGTCTTGACTCGCTTGAAGCAAATGTCCCAGCCAGTCTCAGGGTCAGTAGGATCGCCTAAATCTTCTGCGGCAGTAATGATTTGCTCCCACAGCTTTTTCTTTAGGTTTACTACTTTTACTTCACCATTGTCGATGCACTGAGTAGCGTAGCTCCAGCCACACTTTAGGTCGGGGTAGTACTCGCGAACCCAGTCTTTTTCAACATTGTTGAATCGCTCGGAATTTCTATCAAAAGATAGGCACTCCATTGGAATGTTTTTACCATTCTCACCGTTAATCCAGTAAACGTAGCGAGCAAGAATGTCGCCAACGATACGCATTTTGTTATCGCCGTCTTTGTACTGAAAGGATGAGATTGATGATTTTTGGGCAGAACCCTTTTGTTGGTTAAATGCAATAGCCATTAGTGTATAGTCTCCAGTGTGACTTCTTCATAGATAAATGTAATATCTTTTTCATCTACTATGAGTAGCCTATTATCGTTAATTTCATCTAAAGGCACTGGACAATGCAGTGCGTCTAGTGTAGTTTTGTGAGTCGCGATATATTCTGGCAAGCTCCGTAAAGAAGCAAGCGCATAATAGATACATAACTCTCTTTGGGTATACTTATGAGAATGGTACAGCAAAAACTCTGGGTGAACCAGAAAGGAACTGCCGGAAAAGTTTTTACTAGAAAATTTATAGATAGGGTCATACTTGTTAACAGGCACTTTATTGCCTATCAGCATATCCATTATTAGAATACAGGTGGAAATATTCCCCTGTGCCGTATCAAAAACCTTCTTCCAATCAAATAAGAGCATATATTATACTTTGTTTTCACCAAGTTGTCAAGAAATATTTTTTTAAAGGTACTTAATATCCCAACCCTGTTTCATGTAGAAGCCGATACGATTCGAGGCTTGTTTTCGAGCCGTATTTCCTTTCAGATGTATATCTACTATCACAGGGTCTTTTTTACCTTCTCGTTTACGAATAACTCGCCCCACAAGCTGCGTCAACAGGGGTTCATTATTAACAGGTGTGCCTAGAATTAGGCAACTGAGTGTGTCTACAGAGATACCTTCGGAAAATATCGCTTGTGTTCCGTAAAGAATCTCTGCATCACCGTATAAAATTCTATCCACGAGCGTTTCTCTGTCCTCGTGTGCTACCTCGCCCGTAACACAAATGGCTTTATCGCCAGTCAGCTCGGCGCAACGCTTCAAAAATCCTACTCGGTCGCTTACTACCAACACTTTATGCCCTTTTGCGGCGTAGGCCGCGGCAAGCATACTAACTGTGTGCTGATATTCTTCGTCTGTAGCTAACTTTGTCACTCTGTTAGCCCAGGGTATTCTTGCACCGTCCATAAACCTTATCTCAGACGGCACAACACGTACTGTAGGGGTCATATAGTTTTCTTTAGGTGGCTTAAAAAGAGTATTACCAAAGTAATCTCTGAACACAACGTGCTTTCCATCTTTTCTTTCTATAGTACCCGATAGACCTATCTTATATCTACAGTAGTTTGTATCTAAAATCCTCGAAAAGGTGGGACTACTAACGTGATGCATTTCATCAAGTATGATAGTCCCAAATTCTTTACGAACCTTCTCGATATTACGGTATAAAGTCTGAGTGTTGCCAATTACGATAGGAGCGTCAAGATCAAACTGACCACTGCCTATGATGCCTGGCTTAAATCCATAGACTTTCTCTACTTCTTTTGCCCACTGATTGCGTAGAGGGACAGTGTGAGTAACAACGAGTGTTTTCTGACCGAGTTTACCCGCGATAGCTAAACCTGTAAATGTCTTGCCCCAACTGACCCATGCGTTAATTATGCTGTTATCTTCGATTTCATCATAAACCTTCTTTTGGCTTGGTCGAAGCTCAAACTTAAACTCAGGAAATTCCACAGGCTTATTTACACGCCTATCGACTATTTCATAGTGCTCTGGTATCAAATCCGTACGCCCTATTGGTAATGAGACTAACCCATTACGAATAATGCCCATATTCTTGATCACTTCAGGTGGGTCAAGAGGGTTGTGCGAGGGAATAGTATACGTGAGCTCTTTGTCGATCTGCTCTTGCAGTCGTTCATCGCAATCCATGTATATTCTGTGGCTTATAACTGCTTTCATAGTTCAAGTTCGTTCTTAGCAATAATATATGTTTTGACAAAGTCGGATCGCACAATGTCTTCAACCTCAAACTCAATAAAGTCGAAAAGACCCATACGCTTCAATACCTGAAAGAAATCTTTAATTCCGTTTCCTCGCAGGTCTGCTTGTCGGAAATCTCCACAAAATATAACTCTAGTGTTCTCACCCATACGAGTGATAATAGAGTCTAGCTCGTGAAAAGACATATTTTGACACTCATCAATTAAGACTACAGCATCTCGTAGTGTGATACCTCGAATGAACGAAGTTGTCATAAATTCTACTAAATTCTTTTGTTTTAGTATCTCATAGGCATCGCCTCTACCAAACAAATCATTAGCAATATCTTTATAAGGTTCTTCGTAGACTGAAGCCTTCTCTTTCTCTGTGCCAGGTAAGAATCCAATGTCTCGTGTAGGAACTGCACTACGGATAATTACTAACCTTTGATAAGCACCTTTTGTCATGTCATCATATGCTAGATATGACGATATGAAGGTTTTACCTGTTCCTGCGAGTCCGTGCAGAACCATGTGTTTATCAGATTCAAAGGCTTTTAGCTGGTTTCGTGTTAATGGTTCGATTTCTTGCAGGTCAAAATTAACACCTGCTAGAGTTTTTCGTTTTTTAGCCATAAATTATACTTTCTTCCTAGTATCTTTGAGTTTTTCTTGAGAATACTCATACAGCACCCACGGAAGTCCATGTAGGTGAAGAACCCCTGCCCAAAGGTAACCTTCTTCAGGAGGGCGTGGAACGGTAAAAGGAGCGTTATGCTCCCTAAACCAAACAAGTGTAGCAACATCTTTCTGTACTACACGCTTTATACGCAAGTATTTTAACTGTGCGTAAACAGTCTTTTCGTATCGAAACGGCAAACCTTTATTGTCTATGAAATACTTAGTTTTTTGCTTCAATATGCCGTTGTACGAAGTAAGCATTTTTTTCATCGGATACAGACCTTTTTGAGGGGTCTGCATACGTCTAGCCCCGAGAGTAGTACCTTCCATATTGCGGTCATCAAGTATTTTACCCTCTAAAAAGAGTAAACCATCATGGGACTCCCACTCTCCTGAGTTTAGTACAAATACTGGGTACGTAATGTGCCCTGCCTCTCTAAATGTGATAGACATAGTTACTCAGCTAAGCCTAGCTTTTCGTCTGTGTCTAAAATCTGCTGGGATGCTTTTACCCAGTTTGCGACTGTTGGGTTATAATCTACTCTGTCTTTATAGGTGTCTACAACCCACTGGGCCATGTTCTTACCTTTTCCGTGCGGAGATAATAACCATATTAAATCTGTATTACTCATGTTCTGTCCCTCTCAGCTTGTAGGAATACTGCGTTTGTAATAATAGTTGGTACAATAATTAACAAGTGTACTGCTATTGATACAGGAATACTGTAACCTAGCCAACCCATGTAATAGATTGCGATGATTCCAAAGAACCCGCACCACATTACGAATAACGCCAGTAGCAAATAAGCCTGTAATACTGGATCGGGAATGAATCTTAAAGGATTATACCTTAAGTCCATGACAATACGATATATTTCAACTACTCTTTCTAACATATTACTGTTCTCCTGTTTCTAGTTGTTCGCCATACATCTTCTCGAATTTACCGCCAGAATAGTCTTCGTGAACAATCTCAAAGTCGCAACCTACTGGAGCGCCAGGGATAGATAGACCTCTATCGAGCTGAATAAAGCTCTGTAGCTTCTCTTTGTATTCTTCTACTTCATCCTCTGGTACTTCTGCTAGAATGGAATCGTGTACGAGTGCAAATATACGAGCTTTCTTGCCGTTTGCTTTAATCCACTCGCTCATGTCTATTGCCCCGAGAAGGTTAATATCACTAGCAGCAGACTGGACCAGAAAATTAAGACCAGACCTAATGCTATGGCTCTGGATGCCTTTGTCTGTCGATGCGACATTTGGTAATCTCCTTTTTCTACCGAAGTAGCTGTAAATAAATCCATTCTGTCGAATAAATTTTTGGTTATCTTCAATCCACGACTTTAGTTTGTGGAAAGCGTTGAAGTACTCATCAATAACTTCTTGTGCTTCTTGTCTACTAAAGTATGTGCCTGAATCTTTTGTGACTTGCTCACTGATCTTGTTTGCTCCTGCACCATACATGATACCGAAGGTTACAGCTTTAGCCGCCTGTCTTTGTGTGCTGTAGAGTTCTGCTACTTCACCTACTTCACAAGGTAGTTTGAATACTTTGTGAGCAATTGTACTGTGGAAATTACCTCCAGATCTAAATACATCCATCAATGCTTTATCTTTTGCCAGGATTGCAGCTACATATACCTCTGCTGTGGTCAAATCCATAGCAACAATCTTATGCCCCGGAGCTGCTTTGATACAGCCTTTTACAATAGGATTGTCTCGAGGCAACTGTTGCATATTGAGTTTGCCGCTAGAGCTAAGCCTGCCAGAAGTAGTACCGTGAAGGTTAAACCCTGTACGTAGTCGGCTATCACGATCCAACTGCGGTAAGATCTTGTCCAAATAAGTATTTTTAATTTTGGACTTTTGTCGAATGTTGAGTATAAGTCCTGGGATGTGCGATTGTTCTGCAAGCTCTCCAAGAACTTCCGCGTCTGTGCTATGCGCACCAGTGCCAGTCTTTTTACCAGTTGGATTGAGGCCAACGAAGTCAAACAACAGACTGCGAAGCTGTACAGTGCTATTAGGATTAAAATCTTTTCCATTAATTTCTTCAAATTTACGAATAGCAGGTTCTTTGTAAAGCTCGGCTACTGCATCGTCAATCTCCTGTTGCATAAGGGACTGAGACTTGAGTAGACGTAACTTATCAAAAGGCACGCCATTGTCTTGGATGTCCGTTAGAAAACGGCAACCAGGAATTAGTATGTTATCATACACTTTTGCTAGACGTTTGTTCTGCTTAATCTTTACAAACTTCTCGTAGAGAAGGAAAGTACAAGCAGCATCCATACCAGCGTATAGTTTCATAACGTCAAAGGGAATATCTCCCCAGTTGAAGTCGTTTTTGAGAATACCATGCTGTTTACGATAGTTATCAATCCACTCGTACATTGGCTTCTCGTAGTCCCCGTAAGGTGTATACTTCATAGACAACTGCTTTAGACCGTGAGTACCGGGGTTCTCATCAATCAAGTAGTGTAGAAGCATTGTATCTTCAAACCTAGGGAATTTAAAGTTAAAGTGGTATTCGAAGAACGCCATATCAAACTTGGCATTGTGGAATACTACTATCTTCTTATCAAATAATTCTTGTAACAAACGCTCTGTTTCTTCGTCAAAGCACTCTGTGTCTATGTATGCACCACGATCAGCTTCATAACTAAGGCTAATGCCCAGCATATGGCCATCTCTTGGATATAGTCCTGTGGTCTCCGAGTCAAGAGCAATGTAATCAAGAGGGGCGCAAATAGCAGCACGTATAAAAGCATTGGCTTCCTCCGTATCTTGGATACCCCAAGCATTGTACTCGGTAATTACAGTATCTTGCTTACCACCTGTAATGTATTCTACGATGCTTTGCTTGGAGTCGTCCCATGTTCGCTGTGCTTCGGGCTTGAATGCGAGCATAGCGGGGTTAATGACAGGCAGGAACTTCTCTTCGACTTTCTTGCCAGAGTATTCTGTGACTGAGTTCACAGAGGTAAAGTACTTGAGTGCATCACTGCCGACTAGAATAAGCCAGTCGTAAGCGTCTACATCAATCTCGATGTCGCAGTCTCGTTTAAGTACTTTTTTGATATTTGGGTCTGAACAGAGCTGATACTGATCAAACTCAAACTCATTATCAAACTCTTTCTTAAAATTTGTTCTACTTGGTTTAGTTTCTACTAATGCAACTTTAGGCATATAATTTACTCTTTAGTGTTTGTACTGATTTCAGGGGTAATGCACCTGGGTCTGTGTCCTTGAGTGCTACGTTTCTACTAGCTAAGCCTACTCGCTCTGCCATGTCCTTTACTTCTTTTGCCGCAGTTTGCCCTGCGTCATCTCCATCAAAGAAAATTACTACTTCTTCTACACCTTGTATCGAAAGCATACGTAACTTATCTTCATTGATATTCTTTGTTCCAAAACAGCATACTGCATTGTCTAGTCCTTTATCGTGCAGATTTACCATATCATAGATACCTTCTACAAGTATAACAGAACCTCTTATAGGCTCTACTACAGGGTATAGAGGCATCTTCGCACCCGCAGGCGAGATCATGTACTTAGGTGTACCACCTGTCGTATGGCGACCATTAAAGGCTACAATACGACCAGATATATCTCGTACTGGGAAGACAATCCGACCAATGTGGTCAGGATCATGGTGTTGGAAAGCTTCAAACCTCTTATATGTTTCGGGCTTGATGTCTCTCCAGTTACCTACATAAGGTATTATATTTTGGGGGAAAGACAAACCAACCGACTCAGACCTTTTCTCTCTAATAGTCTTTTTTAGTAATTCTCGTCTTAGTTGTAATTGGTTTGCCTTTTCGCCAAAATGTGTAAAAATGTTTCCTTTATACCCACAGGAAAAGCACTGAAAGATACCAGTGATCTTGTCGATACGCATACTAGGATTTCTATCTGCGTGCTCAGGGTTAAGACAGCTAACAATAGCGTCTGCGCCTTTGGGTATAAAATAAACATCTCTTGAAGTTAGTAGTTCTTCTACTGTCAACGTCCGATATCCTTAATGTTTTCTGTACTGATTACTTGGTATGCACCTTTGTTGTAGGCAGGTGCAATCGTATATTTACTATCTAGCTGTGGTTTTTCTACTAATAATGTGCTGTGTCCCTTGTCGTCAGAAGATGGATACTCTGGAGTCTCTCTGCGATAAGTCTTGGGAGCTTCGTAAGTTTTCCACTCAGTAACACGCTTCTTTGCTCTGGGCAAGGGCTTGCGCTTCCTACCAGAAGGAGTGTGTCGTAAACTGCCGAATGTAAGTGCCATGTGCTTTCTCCTGTAAAGTATCCGTATATTATACGCACTTTCACATAAGAAGTCAAGAAATATTTTTAAATATCATCAATTTCTTCGCCTGTTTTATGCGAAGAATCTTCTTTCTCTTTAGGAGTGAGTGCAGACTCAGGGCCAATCTTCAGGCTATCCCAGTCTACCTCTGATGTGAATGATTTCATAGAAGCACTACGCATCTTCACACAGTTCAGTGTGATACAAGCATCTTCGTGATCCCATGTTTCTAGCGTATAAGCAGCGTCTGCGGCATCAAGGATACCTTTAGCAAAACGTGCCTCACCACTAGCATCTGTTTGATATGGAGAGAATACTGTGCAGTCGTACTCTTGAGCCATAGACTTCAATGCTTTACTTACTTCAATTTGCTCTGTCCAGTCATACTGACCACCTCGTGATGGTAGACTCGACCGCTTTACCTGATTAATATAGTCAACGATAATGACACCAACACCCAGAGGTTTGACTTTTTTGTCAAGCTCGGCACGGATTTTGGAGAGAGTAAGTGCAGGGTCATACACTACGTCCAACTGCTGAGTCGGGAGAAGCTCGCAGGTGTTCTTCAGTGATGTGTGCAACTTATCAAAGTCACGATGTTCTCTATATTCCTTCAAGCGGTCTTGTCCATCAACATAGCGAGCTGCCCACCAACCTGCTACTTGTTCCCACTCAATTACACTCAGATTTTGAGTACGAAGGCGAGCGAAAGGAATTTTAGTAGCAATGGAACAACAGCGTTGAAGGATAGACCGGCTATCCATTTCAATAGTGAAATACATAGCCGATTTACCACTAGCGTAAACATTGTTAGCAATGTTTGCACAGATAACAGACTTACCAGCACCTCGGCGACCACCAACCATAACAAGATCTCGAGGAGAGAACTGTATTTCGTAGTCGTACTCTTCGTTGAGTCCGAGTTTCATGTACTTGGCTAAATCTTCTTCTGGCTCGAACAGTTCAATACGTTGCATACTTTCCTGCGGGTCTTCAAGATCAACTTTATCTTCAACGTCTAGGACGATCTGATGTAAGTGGTTGACAGACTCCGAAGCATTTTCAAATGCAACAGAGTTCTCAACATAATCTTCTAGCGAGTCCAGAATTTCTTTTTGAGTGTATTCGTTCTTCAGATACTCGAGAAGCATATGAGGGTCTGCATCGACCTCGACTGCTTCTACAGCGTAGAGTTTCTCTCGAGTAGCTGAGTCACGAATCTCAAATTTTAGATCTTCAATCGTAGGGACTTTATGAAACTCTTCACAGTGCTTATCAATAACCTTATAAAGGCTATGATACTCACTGGAAAAGTAATGCTTGTGCGCGACACTCCAGGTCTGAAAGTCCTGAAGCTCAAGCACTTGCTTTATGAGCGCACTAGCAATGTTCAATTTTGAAAGTCTCCCGATTTCAAATCTAAAATGTAGGGCAGACCCCGAAGAGACTGCCCTTGAATTAAGCTAAAAAGGATTAAGCTGACGCTTTTTCTTTCTTAGCTGCGCCATCATAGTCAGAGGCTGACAAACCACGGCGGGTAAGCATAGTCTTAACACCACGAGCAGTTTTGCCAATAGATTCTGCGATAGCTTCAACAGTCATGCCACCGATGTCAGTAAGGTCTGCCAAAGGATCATCTTTCGAAGTGCCTTTAGTAGTTTCTTGACGTGGGATAGCATCAATGTCGCCTGAACGAAGCAAGCTAAGAGCTTTACCACGTACAGAGTTTACTGAACGGTCTAGTGCGTCAGCAATAGCTTCTACGAAAGCACCGTCTTGTACCATAGATACAAAAGTAGCTTCTTCGTCAGGGCTGTAAGTTCTTACAGACTCAACTTTAGGAGCTGGCTTAACGTGACCAGTCAGTTCCATAGACAAGATTTTGCCTTGGATTGACTTAGCTGAGAAAGCGCCGCCTTCAAAGTTTTCAGCGATTTCAGCATAAGTATAAGTGCCGCTGTTGTCAGTTACGAAAGCTGACAAAGTAGCTTCTTGAGCATCGCTAAATGCGCGTGAAGCACTTGCAGAGGCAAGTTCTACGTCAAAACCCATCTTGCGAAGTTTGCTAGATACGGAACGAGTAGAGGTTTCAAGTTGTTCAGCTACTTCTGCAACTGTTGCTTGAGAGACAGGTGATTCATCACCTACGAAATTAGTAAGAGCATCGGTACGCTCATCAGTCCACTTAGGAAGTGCCATTTTATTCTCCAATAAAATCTAAAAGGTTAGTTATGATTTGAACGCCAGATTCTCTGGCTTTCTTAGTTTTAGCAGATTCGACTCCGCTTTCATTCACCAGGATTGTGACATCCTTGGTCAAACTTGATTTGACCACATAACCAAGCTCTTGCAATATGTTTTGAGCCTCGGCTTTTGTCTTGAAACTCTTTAGCTTACCAGAGATACAGACTATACCGTGGGTTGTGGTTGTAGTTTGTGTTTTTGCAAATTTAAAACTAAAAGGTAACAAAGACACTTGATAATACTCGTCATGTATCCAGTTACACAAATTAGTAGATGCTTTCTCGCCTAGACCAGCTTTACGGCACACATCGTAGTCTATTTCTTCAATGTCTTCGCAGACTTTCGAGAGTTTTTCCGAGGCTGATTTACCAATTAACGGTATGCTGAAAGCAGGAAGCAACACATTAAGTGGTGCAGTCCTAGATCGTTGCAACTCATCTACTAACTTGACGGCAAGACGATCTGAAGATAAGGCAAGGGAAATCTCTTCAAGAGACAAGTCGTAAAGTTCCTCAAGAGAAACAATATCTAACTTAGCTATAGTAGCTGGCCCTAAGCCTTTGATCTTCAGTGTCTTGGCAAAGTGCTCGATGAGTTTTGCAACTTTTTCTCCGCAATGCGGATTTTTACAATACAGAAGATGATTGACCGCTACAAGTACCGAGCTGCAACTTGGGCAAACTGTGGGTGCTTCTATTGTGGTCATGGTCTCTCCTCTGAAATTGAAAGTATATTATACGGAAATTTAAGATTTCTGTCAAGAATTATTTTTCTTCATGTCAAACAGGTTCTACCCGTCTGACAATCCGAGGTATAATATCCCCAGACCTAATAACTTCTACATAACAACCGATTTCAAGGTTTAGATCACGAATGTACTCGATGTTGTGCAGTGTAGCACGAGACACGTTAGCGCCATCAATAACTACAGGATCTAAAATAGCCACAGGACTTACGACCCCTGACTTTCCTAGCTGCCATACAACATCTTTCAATTGCGTCATCTCTCCTGCCTTGACTGATTTCAGGGCAAAAGCACCTCGAGGGTGATTCGCTGTATGTCCCAAGGCATCAAACTTTACGTTTGACTTAAGTCGAAACACGTCACCATCCGTAGGATAGTCACTACAGTCGAATCGAGTTACTACATTGAAACCTAACTTGTGCAACTCTTCGAGAGCACAAGGGTATTTTGTAGTAAGATGAGGCGTAGCATCGTATGCCACAAAGACTAAGGGGCGAGTTTTAAACTCAGCAAGATCATTAAGACCAAGCGACCCCGAAGCGAAGTTGCGGGCGTTTGCTATACCATAAGGAGCAACTACTTCACCAGTAATCTGAACCAGGTTAGTATTACTAATCTGATTAGGTACTAGTGTAGCCATCTTATCAGTGATGTCTCTGCCTTGTATGCCGTCACCTCTCGTAAGAGCTAACTGGAGAAAACCCTCAACATACAACAGAGAAACTGCCGCTCCGTCTAACTTAGGAGTTTGAATGCACTCAGAGATATCTAAAGGAGCTTCGTGGATGTTAAAGCATTTTTGCAAACTGTACATACGATGAGCATGAGAAACCGCATCAGTTACTTGGTAACCAACTCGATTGTATTGATGCTTGGTCGCAAGAAGATCAAACTCTTCATCACTAAGAATCGGAGTACCTTCATAGTACAACTTACTTGCTCTGTCCAAAAATTCGTGCATAGTATTCTCCTAAATAAGAAAGTATATTATACGGAATTTCAGGAAGATTGTCAAGAACTATTTATAGAGATCCTGAATTAGATCTGAAAAATGTTCTTCTATTAGTTGCTTTGATTCCGCTAGAGATAGTATTTCTATTAGCCCTGCAAAAAGTTCCTTTGAGTTAGATAGATCAAGAGGCATTGCCACACCCTCAGGTGTAGGTTTCCACTCTTCGTCAAAGTCCAAGTAATACTTTCGTAAATGGATATACTCTATATTACGAAAGGTATTAATTGTTAATCTTATCTGTACTTCTTTTACTTCATCGTAATGAATAACTCGAGAGTATGCTTCGGGGGCTTGGTGTAATTCCATTATCTCCTGCCTTCGTTCTTAAGAACGGAAGCAAGAGGAACTACACTAGACACGTTTGCAGGTCTTAGTAATCGGTATGAATCTGTATCCCAACAGAAGAAAAGTAATGTATCTGCAGTTTCCTTTGCCCTATTCTTTTTCTTTTGGATGTAGGGAGTTGAGAAGTCTAAAGTACAAACATTGTACTTCAGTTTTTTGGAGTGCTCACTACGATAAGTAATAATGGCGTCTCCATAGTCGTGCACTAATCGTGCCAGTTCTTGCTTTTTCACTTTAGCTCCTTGGTAGTAATTCAGCAATCTTTATTGTGAATGTACTTACTGCGAGGTGCTTTTGCTAGATACAAGAATACCCCGCTAGCCGAAACTAGCAGGGGTACTTGAGGACTTAACCTTCGTTAATTGCTTGAATTACTTTGGTAAAGTACTGAGATGCTTTACCAGTCAGTTTAGCGATGATTTCTTCATCAGCTTCTTGACCTGCATCTCCTAGTGCGGCAATAAGAGCGTCTGCAGCTGCTGCTTTAGATACTCGTGTACTACCACCACCATTAGACCCGCCGCTAGATTTAGCTGCAGGGGTTTTCTTAACATAAACGCCAGCTTTTGTTAAGATCATACGAACACCATTAGGTGATTCGTCTAGTTCTTCTGCAATATCTTTCACAATCTCCATACTGGTCTCTGGAGTTGGTTCTGCTTCTTCGTACATTGATACTGCTTGTGCTTTTTTATCGTCGTCCCAAGCCACTTTTCGTGTCCTCTTGTTAGGGTTTTTGTTTCCTGGGCAGT